TGTTAGCGTATGTGTAGTGCCGGAAAGGGCTACTGCCTTATAAGCAGCTATTCTATCTAGAATATCGTAGTTAAAATTTGTAGTAGTACCCCAAGTACCGGACTGTTCTCCGGTGGCAATTTCCTCGAAGCCAAAATTTGTAGTAAATGATGAAGCCATTAGTTTGCTCCTATGCCGCTATTTCCGTCCAATCTGGACTCTGAGTTGTAGAGATCGTAGAATATGCTGGATCTTGAGTTGTAGAAATAATACTCCAGACGTTTGTTTCTCCGATGCTGCCCGTCGCCGATACGCCTGTTGGAATGACGGAGATGGGGATGCTAGCAGTGACGGTGCCAATAGCACCCGTACCCGCAACGCCTGTGACCGCAACGCTGGGCGCATTCCCCGTAATCGTAACAGAGCCAAGAGCACCCGTGCCAGCAGCGCCCGTTGGGGTGACGCTTGCGCCAGCCGTAAGTGTGACTGTTCCAACGCCTCCTGTACCAGCAACGCCCGTAACCGTAGCCGTGATACTGGGAGTCGCAACCACCGTACCAATGGCACCTGTACCCGCAACGCCTGTAACGTCAACAGAGACAGGTGAGCCCCACGTTCCAGAGCCCCAAGTACTACGTCCCCAGCCTGTGATGTTTGCCAAATCATTATCCCTTACGCAATTCTAATAATCGCCGTACTCGCAGCAGCGGCAGGGAACGCTATCGTAAACGTACCAGCAGTACTGGTTTTGTTTCCGCCAAAATCAAGCGCACAGACAGCTTTATCACTATTTGTATCGTTATAAATTAAGGCACCCCTAGCAGTAATAGTAGCGGTTGTGAAACTAAGATCAGCAAAGTCCGTAAATCCAGTAGTTCCTGAAGTAGTGGGATTTACATTAGTTAATGCACTTCCACCAGCAGCATAACTGCCGCTGTTAGCAACTTCACCCGTAGTGGTATAGGCTGTTGTGGCTGCACCTAATGTGGCAGTAGTAGACGATTTTCCTCCTCCTCCTATGGCATATAAGGCCAGTTTAAAACTGTTTCCGCCAGAGGCATCAAAATCATGGGTGGCAGACAATAGTTCACCCTTGAATGATGTACACATCGCTGTTGTAATCGCCATATCATAAACTCCTTAAATTTTTCGCCAGTTCAGGATGACCCGCTTCTCTTAACTTAGCCGCAATAGTTGCCCTGTCCTGATCCACAGCATGTTTCATATAATAGACTATAACCTCACGAACGGTGTCTTTAAAAGCCTTTGCCTGATCACGAAGGGGTTCGGGAGCGTCTTCAGCTACATAAAGTATCTTGTCTACCGCCATCTGAGCGACTTCTTCTACCGAAAGACCCCTGTTGTCAGTTGTAATAACAGAAACCTTTCCCATGGAAATCGAAGCGTCTACCTCAAACATTTACCGCCTCTTTCAATGCAACCACCTTATCGTGTCTACCGTACAAAACAGGTTTATCCACAGGTTCTGGGGGCGTTGTTTCTGACTTTTTGGTCACTGTCAAAGCACCGTCTTCAACAGACATAACAAGTGGATCATCTAGTCTGTGGTATCCGTAAAGTTTTTCCTCGTCTGGAACATTTGTATCTAAAAGGGATGAATCCTGTGCTACTTCCACCTTCATTCCACGGGCAACAGCCGCTGAAAGCCAAAACTCTGTACAAGCCCGTCCAGCTTCCGCCATAACAAGGTTAGATTTATACGAATAATCTATTCCGTAAAGATAAAGATGCGTGACTTTATGGTAAACAGCAAAAGCTATGGCGTAAGGAACCGTGTTATTAAAATAGCACAGTCCCGTATCCTTAACCACTTCTTCGAGGGGGTAAAGAACGGCACCCGGAACTCTTTCGTCCAGAATGCATGTGTATATTGGTCCTGGGTGCGATCCAAGCGTTTTACGAAGGGCTTCGGTCTGGGACCCTGCGTTTTCCGTATCCAGAAACCTCGATGCTGGGTCCATCATAAAAACACGATCATGTTTTATAGGAGCCATCATGGAGTTAATCGCCCACACTTCATCAAAACTCTTACCGTTGGCTACAGAAGAAGTAAAAGTTCCTTGCGTACTTCCAAGTCCTACAACAGCTACATGTGCTCCTTTTAAACTTTCTCTCGTCGCACAGAAATCCTTAGAATCAAACATCAAGCAACATCTCTTCTAAGGCTATCATACCTGTACTCATCTCTGGTCTGCTTTCCTTCTCCAAGATTTTTAAGCCATTGTAGGGATTCCTGAAACCTGCCGTTATATAAAGTCAACAAGTCCTGTTCGCCTTTCATAAAGGTATATGCTTCCACTAAAGCTCCATATAGCAAAGCTAATTCGGCGTTTGTCCCAAGCCAGCTAGTACCGTCGTCAGACGCGGTTATTGACTGTGGTCGGTAAAAATAATGTAATTCTGCTGTAAAACTAGCGTCAGGAGTGGGGGCCAACAAAAAAGTGTCCTCATCCCAATCCCCATAATACTTGGGCGTTCCTGTTGTTGCAGGATTTGGGGTGTAGTCCTGTAAAAAGGTTACATGCTTGTATCTGTTGGTTTTGTAAGAAATTTGTTGGACTGGGTGGCAGAACCTGTAACATTCTTGCGAAAATCGTCCAGTTGGCATTCTTTAAGAATGCGCTCTTCCGCATTGATAATAAACCTACTTAACTGGCTTACAAAAGTACTTTCAGTGTTATCGGTATATTCCTGTATCGCCGTCTTTAATGTAGTAAAAGTAAAGGCCATTTTATGCACTCAAAGTTACAGGACCAGCAGAGGCAAAGCCCCCGCCTCCTGTAACATTCCCAGTTGTTGCCGTTCCGCTACTAGCTGTAAAGCTATATCGGTCATCGTCTATTTTGGTAATAGTTCTTCCGGCTGCGACTTCAAGAACGGCCTCAGTAAAACCGTCAAACGCCTCTACATCCCTAAATCGTACAATATCCCCCGTACTTCTTCCATGCCCTGGCTGCGTTACAGTAATCACTGCTGAACCGCTTGCTCCTGACTTAAAAGAATTAAAAGCAAGCAAGACAAGCGACACAGGCTCAGTACGATCAGGGCGGCTAATTCGTAAAGCTTGAGGATCTGTTATATGTTTAGGAGGGGTTAATTGCGGCTGTTTGGATTCATACTCATCTTTACCAACTAAAAAGCCATTCCATTCGCGGATCATATCACTTAGCGAATAGGCTCTACCAGACCTGTCCGATATTCCTAATGCGTATTTGCCGCCGGCATACCTGGCCATGTTACACCCTTAACGATTGGAAGGTGGGAACAAGTCTTAGCGGAACTCCATGGTCAATGTCTTGCGCCGCAGCCCTAGCAAACTCTTCTTCATAGATCATCCTAAGAGCTTCCACCCGCTGCGGAGATTTTTTAAGTGCTATTTGGTAAGACAAACCGGCAACAAGGCACGGCAAGAAACGAAAGGGTATCTGTGCGTTGTCTGTGGAAGCATCAGCATCGTCCATTCGCTTTATACGATAGTATACTAGCTGATCTGTAGAATTCTCTGGAACAGGCCAAACTGTTAACGTGGGAGTAATCTGCCGATCTATAAAAAATTGGGTAGGACGACCCTGTGTGGTCTTTTTAGGGATGCTTATATAGTCCTGTCTTCCTATCCTGGTTACGGAAATGTCCTCACTATCTCTACGAATTACAGCCTCCAGAACGTCCACTGTGGCCTGTACGTCTGAAAGAGAGGGATCAGAACTTACCGTTGTTGACGCTGCGCTCGAAGACCCCGTAATGGTTTCCCCGGCAGTAAAGTTTCCGCTTGGTACAGTGATGGTAAGAGTAGTTCCTGAAGGCTTCGTAATAATAGATGCGGTAACGCCGCTAGTACCACCAGTAATAGTCTCTCCTACGCTTAAGCTGCCGGAAGCACCAACCGTCATGGTAATAGTTCCAATTGGGTAGGCCGCAACAGCAGAAGAAGTAGATAATTGAGCCAAAGATTGCGTTACCTGTTCAACTGTCCAGAGGTTAAGACCTCTATTGGACCAATCCGCAAACAAAAGGTTGAGCGACCTCCGGGCAGTTTTTGCATCGTACCCGGTTCTTAGCTCCAGACCGCACCTTTCAAAGGCTTCCTCTGTAATTTCTGCCATGTCCAGGTTGAAATCAACCGATCCAGACGTTGCCATTACATATCTCCTAGCCCCAAACCGTCATGCGTAAGCCTATTATTACTTGCCCAAGTATTAAAAAGCCCACTCCCCATAAGAGTTTAATAACCCTATCAAGGGATTTCTGCATGTGGTAAAGATCATTATGTTTCAAAACATCTATCTTTTGAGATAGAAGTTTGAGATCGCCTCGAATAGAGACAAGCTCAAGCTCATTCTTACGAGAAAGGTCGTCCATGGTACTAGCTACTTCTTCTTAGCCGTTCCACCACGGGCTCGTTTGACAGCACCGCC